GGGCTTGGTTCACATAAGCCTTAGTCTCGGGGGAATCAAAAGCTGGGTCAAAACTCACTGCTTCCGCGATACCCTCGGGTAGACGGGAAGGCTCAATGGTCAGCGGGAACTTATTGTTACCGAAGAGTACATCGACAATCTGACCGTACGCAGCAAGAACCTTTGTCTTAGTGACTTTAACAAAGATGCGAGACTTTTCAGAATCAGTGAAGACCGTATCAGCGCCGTACAAACCACGATAATTCCGGTATGACGTAATAAAACGCTGTTCATCCGTATATTTCTTAGTTTTAGCTCGGCTGTATCTCTGTCTGACAAAAGAAACTATCGGAGAAACCCTTTGTTCTTCTGACACATCCTTGGCTACATCATCAAGAGCTTCTACTTGATCGGAGAGCACTTCAAACGGAGTTTCATCTTGATTCATTGTTCACCTTAATACCCAAAGATTCTACTTGATGGGTTAAATTCATCCCCACTAACTTCGGGATTAAAATCGAAAAGAGAAGATCGAGGTCTACTACGTAAGCCATAACGAAGGGCATCATACAAGTGGTCGTGAGCGTAGCTTGTATCTACATCCTCTGGATTACTCTTATCCAAGGGAATAGCTGGAAGCTGTGCAATCAAGTTAACACAGGTGTCAAAGACTTGCATACGAGGTTCACCCGTAAATTCGTCTACTTGTAGCCGCCTATGTATTTCGTTCTTACCTGCTACACGGCTGCCTTTGCTACGGTCAGCAGGTCTCCAACGACATCCACGGCCAATCATCTGATCTGCCAGAGACGGGCCTGTATCACCTCGCTGGTGCCACAGAGAGCTATCTAGCATACCATAACGAATCAAGCCATCGTATTTCTCTGCATCCAAAATCATGTCTGCCAAGTCAATAGCCAACACCTTAGAGACGTACAATTCCCTGTAGACGAAAACTTTTTCTGTCTTAGGTTCTATTGCAAACCAGAGAACACCAGAATAACTTCCGTACCCGTAGTCGCAAGCCCTGAACTTTATCCAATGATTTGGTACATCAAAAGGCTCAGTGACGTGAATCTTACGATTCCATTCAGTGAAGGCGCTTCCCTCTGCTACATCCCAGTCACCATACAACAATTGCTTGCGTTGATGTTCTGGCAGAGACAAAAGGGTTCTACGATACTCTTTATCTCTTGTCAAATAGGGGTTATCTTTTAGGGCGGCAGGGATAAACCTACGTCGAAAGAGGGGACGACCGTAATCTTCGCTCTCTTCGTCATCGTCAATCATCACCTCGCCTGTCTCTACATTAGTGGCCCAAAAGGCTTTACCAGCAGGAGCAGGGTCGATAAACATTTTCTTGACCCACATGTGTCCGGGTCCACCGGGGTTGGTGGAAGCCCTCATAGACAACGGGAGGTCAGGAGCAGTTGTACGAAGACGGCTGTACATGTAATTCCACGGATAGGCTGTAGGCCACTGGGTAAGCTCGTCAAAACCAATCCACGTAAAGGCTTGCCCTTGGTATCTCAGAACATCATCATCTCTTTCAAGGTAGGACATCCAGAGTTGAGCGCCGGAAGGGAATGTCCAAGTCTTATCTCGTTCACTCCACTTACCCCTTACTGTGGGGTTGTCGTACAGGGTCCTACTCTCACGAATAAGGTCACGCAGTTCTTCTGTTGTACGACGAACAAGAAGACCGCTAAATTTTGGGTGGCTAAAATATCTTACAGGGTCAGCCAGCATAGCGAAAGACTTGCCACCACCTGCTGCACCACCGTAAAGGATTTGACGCTCTGAGGCAGCTAGGAATATACTTTGAGGGCCTTCATTTGGCTTAAAGATGATCCGTTCTTCTACGGCAGGCTCTTTATCCTCTTCTTCAATCTCAGTTACGAGCGGAGATTGGGGAATCTGGATCGAGGGCGTCTTCAAGGTCGAAGGTGCTTTTGCCGAGCTTGTCTTCGTGCGCCTTGGCTTTTTGGTAAGCGTCCTTATAGACTTCGGCCCACTTTTTAAGAGTTTTAGCTTTATTTCCTCGTCTTCGGTCATCTTCTACTCTTTTGTGTAGCCCCATGTGCGAAATTGTACGTCCGGTTACATCAGATAACCAGCGTGATACAATACGGTAGGAATAGCCTTCTCTCAGATGCTTTTTAGCTTGTTCGAGAGCTTCAAGTTGAAAGACATCAGGCTCTAGTATCTTGCCATCAGTTTCACTGACTTTATAACCAAAAGGGATAACACGAGACAACCGAGGCACAGACTTCCACTCTTTACCAGAGAGGTTAAGAATGTCTTTTTGTGCAGGTTGCATCATGACTATTTCCTTTTAGGTTGGCGTCTAGAGTTGACTTTTTGACTAACAACACGAAGGTTGGAATCTGAGCCGTTTCTGGGGTTAAAATCTTTGTGGTCAACGTGGAGTCCATCGCCCTTTTTCACCCTTCCGGCTTTTTCCATCTTACGACGAGCTTTATTACGTGCAGCCCTATCGGCAATGCCTTCTGGTGTACCTTGTGTGGCTTTGTATTCTTTTTTATAATCACGAGGCTTGGCCATTACTCTTCCTCTTCGTCTTCGTCAACCTGCTCTGTCTCTTTACTGGGTAGGTAGAAGATTCCCCCAGAAGTTTTCATCTCAACTTTTTCAACCTTAGCAAGACCGGCACGATCAAGAACATCTTTAGCTGTAGCCAGAAGTTCTTTGTTGCCAATAGCAACAGGGTTGTCTAAAATACCAACAAGTTTAACTGCTGCTTTAGGTGCATTCTGAGAGATGTATTTCTTTGTAGCCTCGATAATGTCTTCTTCAAGACGTGTCACTAAATCTCTAGTCGGGTAGCTTTCGCTATACCCTGCCAGCACTTTGGCTTTAGCTGCATTACCATCAGTAGTAGAAAAGAGAAGCTCAATAAAAAGTTTCTCTCTTTCATTCAAACTTCTCTTTTCCAATTTGTTTCCTTTAGCAGCTTTTCTTGCCCTTAACCATTCCGCCCTTTGCGTAGGCAGACTTGGCACTTTTACCCCGCCTCTTAGCAACTGGCATCATAGAGGGCCGGGGCGGTTTTTTGCCCGCCATCTCTGCAATCTTTTTACCCACATTCATCTTCATGTTATTCATGTCGTAACCTCATTTAATTGTTTTACAGGCTAAGTGCTAGCGCCAGCTTTGACGTTTTACGGGCTTCTAGCACTGCTTCTCTTAGTGTAAGTCCCGGTAGAATCTCTGAGTTAAAGATAATTTCAATAGCCTCGGAGATCGGGATGTCGCCTAAAGTAATTTCGGAAACAGTTCCAGCGGAGGAGCCAGAAAGACCAAGAGTCCCAGCAGCAGTGCCAGAAATATTCACCGACCCCACAACACCTGTGGCAGAACCAGTGAAAAGAAGAGACCCCGCGCTAGACCCCCGAATAAGGACAGAAGTAACCCCTGATCCACCAAGAGGAATAGTACCGCTAGCAACCCCAGAAACAGCCACTATGCCTGTGGCAGAACCGACAAGCGAGATTGTACCTGAGGCAGAGCCGTTTACTGCTCCAAGTGTTGTGATAGTGCCTGTAGCAGAACCCAAGAGGGGTACATCACCACTTGCAAGCCCACTGACGTTGACCTTTCCGGCTGTTGTCCCAGAAAGGGGCAATGTGCCAGCCATAGTGCCAGATACAACCACCGCACCCGTTGCAGCCCCAGTGAGGGGTAGCGTCCCAGAAACAGTGCCGGTAATCCCGCCGCCTACCGGGGGCTGATTGAGCAGCAGTAGCAGCATGGCTTACTTCCTTTTTTTTGCTGCGTTACCGGCTGATCGCGATAGAAGACATATTTTGCAAGCTCGACGAAATGTTAAGCAGGAATCCCAGCTTGGTTTCGCCGTCGATCAGGTAGGACATCGCACATTTTGCCCCCACCACTGCCGTACTCGGCGGGATAGGCAGATATGTTCCGGGGTCCAGAATCCTGTTTTTCAGATCGAACCGCGCAAAACGCTGCGTGCCGTTGACACACAGATGCAGGAAGCGACCCTGCATCGTCACCGGATCGTAGGCCCCGCTGGTGCCGGTCGTGAACGTCTGCGCTTTCGCCCCGTACCAGATGTCAGGAGACCAGACCCCGTTCGCGCCACCTGCGATGTCAAGAATATCAATCGCCGCCACGTTGCCGCCCCTGACGCGGAAGATATGCGAGTGCCGCGCCGCCTTCTGCGCATCAGGCACAATTCCGAAACTGCCGGTCACGACAACCCCGGTGCCGCTTGCCGCAGCCGGGGCGGCAAAGGTCGTGGTGTCCCATGTGTTCGCAGCGATGTTGTAGGTGTAGACAAAAGCAGAGCCGGTGAAGCACAGGATTTTGTCGTCGTCGTATTCCACAACGAACTTGGCACTGGACGAAGGCGTGACCGCCCATGCTGCCACAGTGAACACCCCGGTTGCGCCGCTGGTGTGTGTGCTGATCCGGCGACGCTGGCCTACCGCAGTCGTGTTGACAGTATCTTCAACAATCCTGATCTGGAAGTTGCGGTACTCGTCCGCGAGCAGGGCGGCAGGCATCCCGCTGCCCGTGATGCTGGTTGCCCCCGCTGCCGTGGCCTGAATACAATTCTTGCCGTCCGCCGTCGCGCCGCCGTTGACAAAGCCTGTGCCCGGCACCCGATTGTGCGGAACAAAATCCTCAGACATGTGGAACAAAGCAGTGTCGGTCGCCGCCGAAAGGTTGGTGACGCCAAGGTTGCCGCTGACCGTGTTCGTCGGCGGGTCGTAGTATTTCCACTGGCCTGCGGTCGCTGTGCCGGAAGTCATCATATACACCCGGCCAGACCGGATTTCGTAAGATGCCCCGGCAACAGGGGTAAATGTCAGCGGCGTGGACAATTCAACAGTCGGCTGCACGCCACCTGTGTTGCTGATAATCTTGCGCTCTTCGGTCTTGCCCGTCCCGCCCGCGCCGTTGTCGATCACCCGGATGGTGTAGCCGATCCCGTCGCCCCGGTTTGCAAGCTGATTTGCCGCTGCAACAACACCAATCGTCATCGTGCCCGAGGTTGCCCCGGCGTTGAGGCAGGCAAAGGTGTAGGTCGTCCCGGTCGGCACCGTTGCGACCGCGACCATGCCCAGCGGGATTGCCGCCACGTCCGAAGATGCCGCAACGACCACCTGTTGACCAACCGCGTAGCCATGCGCCGCTGCTGTCGTGACGGTGGCAGTGTTCCCGGCGCGCGTCCATGTCGCAGTAGAATAGGCGACGTTGTTGAACAGCCCGTCCAGTTGAAGCAGAGAAGCCGTCGCGCCAGAAAGAATTTTGGACCGTGGCCCGTGCGATGCGGCAAAGACTGAGGCTGCCCCCGCGTTGAATGTTCCGGCCAGCCCCGGTGAGGTCAGGGAAATCCATTCATTGGTCGCAGAGTCGTACCGATCCAAAGATGTTGTGCCTCGGAGCATGTAGACGTTTTTTGTCCGGTCTCCGACCGTGTTTGTCATGTCGTAAGCAAGAGATGCACCGGCAGAGCCAGTCCCGATTGCGGGCGTCAGCGGACGCCACGCCGGAAGGTCCAGAACGTCCTTGAAGTCCAATACTGTTGTCATTCTGTGGCCTCATATCCTTCAAGAGTTGCCAGAACTATCGGAAGCGTTTCGCTGTCCGGGTAAAAAATGAACTCCCACGGCTGCACGTACCGCTCTTCGCCCGGATGGGCGTAGATGATAGCCACGCCTTCGCGCTGCGGCGCAACCGTGCCAGTCTGGCCTTCGGGTGATCTGTATTTCATGTGATCCTCGCCCGCACGGACAAGGCCCATGCTGCTTGCATCATGTCGGGTACAAGGCTTTCTGCCGGTTTGCTGCCAATGGCGGTGATGTTTGCCACGTTGTTGACTGCGGTGAGCGTCCCCGAGGCTACTGATACTGGCCCCGCGCTGACGCCTGTCGGGATATAAACCCGCATCGCACCCACGGACGGGTCAAAAACCATCGGGTTTGCGATTTGTTTCAGCGCCAAAATCAGGGCGGCACTTTCCGCCGCGCCAAGGGCGATCACCTGCCGGTGCGACCCGTCCGCCTGTTGGATCGTTTCGACAACGGCCCCGGTACCGGGAAGTGTTACATCATCGGCCATTATGCGCCGCCAGCGGTCAGAGTAAAGGAGGTGATTGTTACCTGTTGGAGCAGTGCAATTACTACGTTATCAAGAGTCATGTCTCCGCCACCACCAGTGGCCGTTACAGTGCCTTGTATGTGACAAGTGCCACCTTGGTCGATACTGAAATGGGCTGCCGTACCAGCGGCATCTGCCGAAGCGTCCTGCCAAGTGCCAGCAATACCTTTAGTGCCGCCAGAAGCCGCTGCCAACCAGTCAGAGGGAAGGTTGAGGGTTGCAAGCACTGTACCAGTACGAGCCGCTGCACAGTTGGCAGGTGCAGAGCCTGTGCGGATGGTAAGCACCGGGGACGTTCCCGCCGCTGTCTCGATTGCATCAAGCGCGGCGTTACGTGCCGCTACTGAAAATTGAAAAGCCATTTATGTTTTCCTGTGCTTAAGAGTAAGTAATGGCTGATATATTGCCATCCAAATAGGAGTATGTTTTTGTCAAAGAAATTCCGTCGGGGGTTGCCCCGGAGAGTACAATAGAAATTAGGTCATCACCAGAAAAACTAAATGTTCTTGTTACACCATTTGCATAAACAGTGGTTGTGAAGTTGCCACCAGAAAAAGACAGTGTGGCGCTCTGACTTAGAAGGTTTTTAGATACTGTTTCAAAACTTGAACCCAGTACATCATCAAGAAGAACTTGAGCGGGGGATGTCCCACGAGCAACAATAAATCTGTCGCCAGCCTGTTTGGTAGTGGGAGTAATGTTACCAATCTCAACCATACCAAGTCACCGCCACGCCAAACCAAAAAGAGGGTACACTGTAGAACAGAACACCAGTGGGCGGTGGCCTATGTAGCTTTATGGCTCTGTAGCCAGTGTTACGGGACTGGGCGTACAACATTTAGCAGGCCCATGCTCTCAGGGAAAGAGCCTTACGAGTGGGTCTACCCTTTTCGTCCTTCATAGGGCCGGGCATACCAGACATCTTAACAATCATGACTACCTCCCCACACAGTATTGCACTGACCACATGCACAGACTCCACGTAAGTACATTGCTGCAAATTCTAAAAGTTCTGGATCATCTCGAAAATGTCCTAAGCCCATATTACATCTCTGGCACAAGGGGCCTCGGATAACTCTGTTAGTGTGGTCGTGGTCAACAACAGTAGGGCCTCCCCCACAAATAATACAGACTGTGGAGTTTTTGGCCAAAATAAATTTTTCTTCTTGCCCCGCAACCAAATCCCACTCTTTAGGGGCAATGGTTTTACGACGATTGTTTCTGTAATCTTTGGCACACTCACGGCACCAACTATCAAGTCCGCTAGACTTGTTTTTATTTAGGCGAAAGGTTGCGGCGTTGTAGGGTTTCTCAGTCTTGCACCTTGAGCAAGTTTTCAACAACTCCATGCTCTTCGTGCCTTTCTTAACCTGCTTTCGGGATTCTTCGCAGCTTCTGGGAACATTTTCATCTGTCCCGCACTCCTTGCGCAGAAACTCTTCCTACGTGCGGCATCTTTCTTAGTCTTGGGGTTGGGGGCAGGGGGCTTAAGGCCCGGCTTTCCCGGATTAGCTTTATTGTAGGAGGCCCTGCCCTTGGCATTAAGCCCACCCTTCGGATTTTTACCCTCTTTCCGAGTCCAAGCTTCTGTCTTTGCCATAACTACCTCGTACATAAAATTGGAGTCCGTTGCGCTCAAAGGAGAGGCAAGCCTTACACCCGACACGGACACACACCGGGGCTTAACGCAGATGCTTTTATACGCAGTGCTGCTTATTGGTTCTATCGCTACGCTAGCGATATTTTGCCGTCTTCTCGGCAATCTTTTTAGGTTGTTTTACAAACTGTTTTCCTGCCTTTGTCCCCTCACGTTTAGCCTTGGAGGTGGCAGCGTATTCTTTATCAGACAGGGCTTCCCGAGCTTTCTTGGGCAGATAACGCTCTCCTGTGGCTTTGGGGCCTTGTGTAGAGGGCTTACCACTTTTGGTTCCCCAATCCTCTTTTGTCCATTTTGACATAGACTTTTGAGCCGAGGTCTTCTCTCCGGTGTAGGCACCGCCTGCATCTTTGTACATTTTACCAGCAAGCTGCATAGCACGAGCAGAGTGTTTTCCACCCATCTTTGCTTTGGCTTTGGCCTTACTTCTTTCCCAAAGAGCTTCGTTAGTGCGTCCCATCGGTCCCCTCGTTATTTCTTCTTAGCCGACATAGCCTTCTTGTAGGCTTCAGCCCGATTAGGTGTTTTGGGAGCCTCTTTCGGTTTAGACGAAGGCTTACCCTTCAATGCACCGATGAGTCCCTTGACAGCTTCAGCAGCACGTCCACCGATATGCTTGGTCTTGCCAAGAGGAATCACTTTGGGGTTGGTACGACTGGGTGCAAAAGGAGTTCCGGCAGCAACACGAGTTGGGGACTCAGTCTTGGTAGCAGGGGCCTCTTTGGTGGGTTTAGCTTTCGCACGAGGGCTAGAAGACGGGGTTGTTGATTTTTCCGAAGCATAGTCGGTAGTATATGTCTTACCATTCCATGAGAATGTCTTGCCTGCACCCTTTTCTTTACGAGCAGCAGCAAAGGCTTTGCTAAATGAGGTCATCTGTATCTCTTTCTTATTACCTATAAGAGCTAATACCTTTAGGTATTCTCTTATAGGACCCCTTATTATTTCTAGTATGTATAATGTTCACTGACGTTCACTATTATATACTTACAATACTTCTAAAGAACCCTTACTTATATAAATCGAAAAAGTTAGGAAAAAGTTAGGATTTTTAGTGAAAATAAATAAAAATAAATATTCTAACCTTTTGTACATTTTTTAGATAACACCCCTAAGTTTACAAATATTCCCTTATTTTTCTCTGTTTTCAGAGATGTCATCTTACAACGGAGTTGTACAGGTTTTATAGTTTACACTTGAGGCGGAGCCTCCCATTTTAGGGGGGTTTTGCAAGCAAAACCAGTATTCGCTACGCTCATAGTACACTAAATGAAGAAGAACTCTTTTTCTGTTCCACAACGAAGTTGTATTACGGCATTTTGCGAGAATATTTCATGAAAACAAGGGCTTATGACCGGGTGGTTTACGACTTATTTTCCCTGATTTTTGGCATTAGTGGTACATAAATACGCCTCAAGCCTTGTGGCCCATGCCCCGGGGGTCTTAGACAGCCCATAAAGTGTTTACAATCAATGATTTAGCGGAAATTAGCTGTAAAATCGGACTATTATTCTCGAAAAGAGGGGAAATTGAGGAAATTATCCTTATCTCCCCCCGTAAACCCCAACCCCATTGAAAGGGTATTGACAAGCGGTTTAGGACGTGCTATGCGCGCGTGCGCCTTTTCCTTTGTATCGGCTGCGCCTACTGGCAAAGCCATTTGTTTCATCCGTTCACGAAAGCGTGAACATTGTTACAGCCTATTGCGTCCCTTGTCCGGTGTGGTACAAAGGGTCCTA